TGTGATTGTAAAATATCAATAACAAAAGGAGAAACTGGTTCAAATAGTAATTCACGAACACCAGCAAATATTTCGGGATGAAATGGTTTATCAAACTTATTTAAATTTACAAGATTGCGTACACTTCTTTTGACGGATTCTATATCGTATAATCTTTGTATATCTTTCTTGACAGGATGTGCTAGAAAATTAAGATTAAGGTCTTTATAAACTCTTGCACTTCTTTTTGAAAGATTAGTTGATTGTGCATCTATGTAGGCGCTAGTTGACATATAAAATACTCCTACGTTTATTTATATCAATACATCCATGTATCTCGCAAAGTATGTTCATTCAATTCTTCCACCTTATCTTCATAATAAAATTCTTCACCAGTCTCCGGATCTATTTCTCCAATAACAATTCCACAAATACAACTAGCCATAAATTCTGCATTTTCATATGATACTGCACGAATCAATCCACCATAACGATTTACATTATAAAGGTCTTGAAATACTACTATATATTGTGTTCTGTTATCTCGTTTTCTTATTCTTCTTTTTGTTGCCATCTAACCTCCGGCAAATACATTTGGTGAACCTGCTGATACTAATGCTCCGCAAGCATATGTGTCACCTTGCCTTCCTATGTTTTTTCCGTTTGCAAATACCGTTCCACTATGTGATGCAAGTGGAGGTGGGTGTAATGCACAAGCGCATGGAAATGTATGTGGCTCTACAGCATCACCTGCTCTTACCACTCCAATACTATTTGCAAATACATTACCTGATCCCGCAAGTGTTCCTACTACAATTGGATCAACATCACATTCACAATCATCTTCTGGGTCAGCATCTCCAACTGCTGGATGCACAGTGAAGACTGGTTCAGTTGCTGCCATTCTTGCTACTGGTGGCATTATTTACACTCCAATCCACAAGGATTTACTTCATCGCATGTACATTCATCTCCACATTTACAATTTTTACATTTACATTTTGGATTATTACACATATTTTTTTCCTTAGTTTAGATTAATAACTCCTGCATCCATATCAATTTCTGGACCAGATGTTATTGTTATTTTTCCTCCTGCATTTGTTGTTTGTGTTGCTGAATAATTTTCAGCAACAGCACCAGTTACATTTGTTGTTTGTTTTGCATTATAAGTTTCTGTAACATCCTTTGTTACAGTTTCTGTCTTAGTGTCATTATAAGTTTCGGTAACTGCTTTGGTCACCGTTTCGTTCCTTGTTCCATTGACGGTTGTTGTGTGTGTATACTTGTCTTCAGTGGAATATGTTTCAATAACATTTCCTTTTACAGTTTCAGTTTTATTTCCGTCAACCTGAATATCCCAATCACCTTTAATATATGTCTTGCAATTTGAATCAATGGTCAGATTAACATCTCCTTTAACATTCACGAAATCTGTTCCAGCCACAATCGTATAATTGTTTGAAACTATTCTTGTTACTGAATTTCCATCAGCATCCCATTCTTGAAATGTTCCTGTTCGATGTTTACGATACATTCTTTCCGCAAAAGGAGTATCATCTATTTCAATAATATGTCCTGATTCTGATTCATAAACTCTGTTATATGGATATTCAGTTTGTCTTCTTTTGATTGTAGGTGTTCTGTCTTCTAGAGTTTCAGCATTCTTGCCGCCAACAGCACCTTTATTTTCTGCAGCTTCTGTATAATATTTGTTATCTAAATCTTGTCCTTTAAGAGACAAATCAGATGCTTTGGGTTCGTTCCAAGTTGTGCTTGTTGATTCATTTACAGCATCAAAATATTTTTCTGTAAAATCTTTTTCCGCAGGAACGGCACCAACTTTTATGATTGGTGTTCCAAGTGCTGTAGGAACAGAAGATGTTGCTAGACCATCTCTTTCTGCTATTTCTGGATGAGGTTCTGTTCTTCCTCTTGCAAGGCGAGATGTGTCTTGTTCTCCAACTCTTGTTGGATACGGACCATAGTCAGGAGTGATTTTGTATTTTCCGATCTGCGGATCAGGTGCTCCTGGATCGTTTGGATCAGAAAAACCTTTTGCGGGATTTGGACCAGATGAGGGATAGCCTGGAAGTGCACCAATGACAACAGGTTCTTGCATAGACTGTGGATCTCTCCAGAAACCCATAACCCACATTCCAGGTGTCAAATTGTGCATTGCTCCGTAAGGAGCAGTAGGAGGAAGGATTACATGAGCCCATGGGAGATCATCGGTGGCAATGTCTTGAAAATCATCAGTGTGATAACCAAGACAACGTACCCGAACACGTCCAATTAAATCAGGATCATCACGGTCTTCAACAACACCAATCCACCAGACGAATCCATCCCGACCCATGAAATAAGAATAGTTGTCCATAAAAACTCCAAGTCTATGAACAACTATTTATATTCACAACATAGAAACTTTGTTCAAGATTTCTTTAACTTCTTCGGCCGTCAAGAAACCAACAACAGAATCATCTCCAGTAATGTGTTCTACTGAAACAAAATTATCATTAGAATCTAACAGTCCAACTTCATATAGTCCTTGATTGCCACCATATGAATGAATGTGACGAATGGTAGAAGTTGTATAACCGTTTTCAAAAGTTTTGATGTATTGCTCTGCCTTTGTGCCATCAGCAAAGTCATACATAGAAGAAAGATTTTGAAGTTCACCAAATTCATGAGTTGTCATTTTCTTCTCCTAAATCAGTAACAGATGGGCGAGTAACAGGAACAAAATATGTTTTCAAAAACCAATCTTCTCTGAAAGAAGAATAATCAATGTCAGCATAATCTGTTGGAGGGATTGCTCCTTTGCGAATTCCAAATTCATCTTTGGAATACCGAAGAGCACGAGCGCAGCGAGGTTTGCGAAAGCAACTACGTTTGAAAAGAATATCGTGGCTTCTTGTTGTCCTTGACATATCTACTCCAAATAGTTTTCATAACTAATCAACACAAGAATAGAATACATCAAATAATTTTACATGTCAAGTTTTTTCTTCAAAAGATTCAACTTCTATCCAGAATTTGCAAAAGTTCAAAACAGTTTCGGTTATTTCTTCTCTCGGATATCCTTCGGACACCAACCATTCGGCAAATAATTCTTCCGAAGAATTTTCTCTCAAGGCTTCTGGCATCACCTTTGGGAATCCATACTTGTGACCTCTAGGCGGATCACACATCTTTTTTTGCAATGTTTTATAACCCATTTATCAACCAATGATTACCTGTGCCTGATATATCAGCCAACCAATTAGATTTAACTTGAACATCACTACCATAAGGATCATCAATATCTATTGGTGTTCCTTCAGCATCAACTTCGGTATTTATATCACTAGGATTAAACGTCAATTGAAATCCTGCATTACCATAACTACCAGGTGCATTTGCACCATCAAAAAATTCTACGTTTGCAATAGCATCTCCTGGTCCAGGTTCAAATATACCAAACCAAATTCTTATACTATTTGCAGGTCCTGAATAAGATGATGATTGTGGATAAACATCTATCTTACCTTCAAGAAATTCTTCTTTAATATACAACTGTTCATCATTATAATACCATTGCAATTTATTTGCATCTGAAGCGAGTGCATCATAAACTAAAACATGATGATTCCATTTATTTAAATAACTAATATCATCTTCTTCATGATGTTTGAATATACCTTGATAGTCATAGTCTTGATTGTTTCCACTATAACAAAAATTTCCTTCATAAATCTGAAAAAGAGAAACATTTTTAGAACCATCAATTGCACCATATATTCCAAATCTTGGTGTGCTTTGTTTGGTACTTGTTTTAACATACCAACTCAATGTATAGGTATTAAAGTTTGGTGTGTTCAATGGAACATGTTCATAGTATAATGAATCATTGAAATTGAGAAATGTGCTTGTTGTCATAAAATAATTGGTACGGGATGGAGGAATTGAACCTCAGTGGCACCACCCCCAAATTTGCCGACTGCTTATAAGACAGCTTGAGGGAACATCCCGCAAGAGCCTTATATAGATTTAAAGAA